TGTGTAATTGAAGCAAACATTTTATTTCTATTAGGAACAACAGTTTCTTTCATATTCTCTTGCTCGTAATGTCCTTCTGGTACATCATCTCCGCCTTCTACTAAAGCTGAATCTAGTAAATCTACTAACCCATCTAATTTAATTTGACGATAATTTACTTTGTGACCTTTACTTGCAAGGTAATCAATTAATGATTGAGCTCTTTCTAGCTCTACTTTATGTTTTTGACCGTAGTCAAATGAGATACCTGTTACTGTATCATACTTCTCGATAGCTCTTAACAATAGGGTGCTGCTATCCATTCCACCACTTAAACTTACTACACAATGTGCCATATTTATTTATTTAATTTTTGCCAGGTATTTTACGTATAGGCTAACGCTAGATATTAATTATATTAGTCATAGTTTTACTGATATTTTCGTATGTATTAACATACTCTTTTATAGAACTATAACTTTTCTTTTGATTTAACTTTTCTTCTGCAACTTTTTTAAGAGCATAAGAAAAATTAGCAGGGTAACATACAGTTTTAATATACTCTGTATTATTCTCTCCTTTGGTTACTCTTTCATATACGGTATAACCTCCTGTTGAGGATTTACTAATGAAGAAAGGTTCCATACTGGGGTCCTGAACGATAGTATCGTTAGCAGGGATTGAATCTGGTTTACGTAACATTTATATAACTTATTTTATTGATTACTTATTTTAATAATTCTTTGAGTTCTTGTTCTTTTATTAGTCCTGTTTTAGTTGTAGCTTTACCCTCTTCATTTATAATAACTGTAAAAGGTATTGATCTAACTTTATACTCTGCTGCTAAACCCGAAGTATCTTTTTCTATATTAATACTTTTGAACTCAACTTTTTCATTTAATTCACTTTCTACCTTAGTCCATACTTTGTTATAGATCTTACAAGGTCCGCACCAATCTGCGTAAAATTTTATTGCCTGTACCATACTGTAATATATGAAATTAATTTATATTTACCAACTATTCTTAATTATTTATCCGTCACAACTTAAACAATCCGTAGAAGTCCTGCTACCTATATCTCCGTTGATTACTGAATCTGTTCTTAGGTAGTACAGAGTTTTAACTCCTAATCTCCATGCTGCTTGATGTACTTCGTTAATAAACTTAGGACTATCTGTTGGATCAAATGCTAGATTAAGAGATTGTGTTTGATCTATATATTTTTGTCTGGCAGAAGCTTGTTCAACCAATTGAAGCTGGTTAATCTCTGCAAAGGTTAAAAATATAGGCTTATCTTCTGCAGGCATTATATCTTCAGGTAAGTTAGCAATTGAACCTCTATCTTTCATAATTTGATCCCATACTTCTTCTGTGTTATGTCCTGATTCTTCTAAATAATTTTCTAAAGCAGAGTTCTTTCTAATAAAAGTTCCTTTAGCAGAATTAAAAGTATAAACATTAGCAGGTACAGGTTCAATACCCGCAGATACTCCTCCTGCTATAGTGCTGTTAGAGACTGTAGGAGCAACTGCTATCAAATGTGTATTTCTCATCCCAGTTCCCTTACACCATAGTGGCTCTCCATATTCATTTGCTAACTTTCTAGAAGCATTTTCTGCTTTTTGTTTAATATCTGAAAATATCTGGTGAGTTAGCGATGTTGCAGCAACTGAGGTAAATGGAATTCTTTCGTTTTGAAGTAATGTATGCCAACCTAATACTCCTAATCCAATTGCTCTTCCTTTTTTAGCTGATCTGTGAGCTCTAATCAATGAATCTCTTCCGGATGTTTTAGCTAAAAATTCTTCTAATACTCCGTCTAGAAAGTAAACTGCGGTCTCAATTAAATCTGAGTTTTTCCATTCATGGTATTTCGTAAGGTTAACTGAAGATAAGCAACATATAAAGCTATGTTCTTCATCAGTATGTAAAGTAATTTCAGAACAAATATTAGTCATAGAAACATCTAGATTATTTTTCTTATAAGCTAATGGATTTGCATTATTTACTGTATCTCCAAACATAATATATGGTTCTCCGGTTTCCATTCTAGATTTAAGAATCTTTATCCATAATTCCATTGCTTCTGCATCTCTATGTTCTAAACGTTGCATAAAAGCATCATCTATATTTACACATTGATGCAAATTGAGGCACTGTCTGTTAGGGTCTCCCTTAGGTCTACGTATTTCTAGGTACTCCTCTATATCTGGATGATTGATATCTAAGTTTACTGATGCTGCTCCTCTTCTGACTGCTCCTTGATTAGTCGCTATGATAGTAGAATCGTAAATTTTAGCCCAAGGTACAATACCTTCTGATTGACCAACTCCATTACCTATTTTTTCACCTCTTCCTCTGACTTTACCTAAACCGATTCCAACTCCACCGCCTAGAGAAGTTAATCTCATAAGTTCTGCGTTAGTTAAACCGATACCTCTAATAGAGTCAGGAGTATCAATACCAAAACAGGAGATTGGCAGTCCTTTATCAGTTCCAGTATTAGATAAAACTGGTGATGCTAGATTTAACCAACCTTTCCACATATACCTAAAGAACTTATTTTCTAAATCCGGTCTATCTAACCTTCTTGCTACTGTAGAAGCAACTCTTCTAAAAGCTTTTTTTGGTGTTTCATCTGCTAAAAGGTATCCTTTAGATATAGTAGCAATTGATATTTCATTCATCCATTCTGGGTAATCCTTACCTGATTCCCAGGAGGAAGTATCTACAATTATGCTCATAAATTTTTTTTAAAATGCGTTAGACCAGTCAATATGACCTTTACTGTAATTTGTAACTCTGCTTGCAAAGAAATCGGTCTGTTGTTTACCAGCTATAACTGCATCAAACCATTTCATAGTTTTTAAAGCACCTTTATCAATATCTTCTGATGGTACGATAGGTGTAAGACCTAAATCTGCCATTTTAGTATTTATTCTATGTTTGATAAAGTTTTTAAGCTCATTTTTAGTTAAGTTTTCTAGGTCTCCTAATTCAAATACTTTATCTATAAAATCAAACTCTAATCTCATCATCATTTCAGCTGCTTCTTCTATCTCAGCTATAAGCTTAGGTGTTTTAAATTCTGGATGTTCTTTCATTAAGGTTCTAAATAACCAACACCCAGCATCAGAATGTAATGATTCATCTCTAACAGACCACTCTACTATCTGTCCAACTCCTTTTAGTTTGTTTCTCATCTTAAAAGATAATAAGACTGCAAATGAACTAAATAAATTAACTCCTTCTGTAAACGCGGAAAAAATTGCTAATGATTTAGCTCTTTCATGCCAATTAGGGGTACCATCATGGTGATCTCTAACACTCATTAACGTTTCTATCTTAGCCATAGTAGCTTCATCTTCTAAAAATTCTGAGAAGTCATCTAATCCTAATTGTTCGTTTAATAAAGAGTATGCTTCAGCATGAATCGTTTCACTAGACCCTAAAGTAGTACCCATCATAATAATTTCAGGTTTTCTGAACCACTTAGTAACTAGTGTTGACCAGTAATCATTAACTACAGTTTCAGTTTGTGCAAAACCTTTTAGTATCTGTCCTACGACGTTCTTTTCGTTGTCTTTCATATTAGACTTCCAATCAGTTACGTCGTTCGCCATCGGCACTTCTGTATGCAGCCAGTGAGCTTGTTGTTGTTTTAGCCAGTAATCGTATGCTTGTGGGTATTCAAACGGTTTGTAAACTACCCTTTCTTTAAGTAAACTCATATATCTTTATATATTATTAGGTTGTTGAGACAATGAATCCCCAAGAGTCAGTCAGAAAGATCTTGAGGATACTTTTATAAATATGCCTCTTATTCATTATTACTTTGTTCTACACTAAAAAATTTCTTTGCAAGCTCTTTATGGGTAGAAGTAACGCCATTAGCATTAGGCTCTAGATCTTCCATATCAGCTTTTCCTTCGAATTCAATATGTCCATTATTAGTATCCATCTTAAGGTTATACGTCATCCCGTCCATACCGTATCTATTTTTCATAACATGCCATCGACCTGTACCTAGCACTTTATCTTCTTTCATTCTAGATAAAGAGAAACACATATCTGCTACCATCATTTTATCATACGAACCAGCAGCTTTATCTCCTTCAATTACAGAATCCTTAGCACCCATTCTATTTACTTGAGAAGGAGTAATTACTGGTATCTGGAATTCTTTAGCTAATCCTTTAGTAGCGATAAATACATCGTCAATTTCATCTTTACGTTCTGAGAATTTACCTTTAGAGGGAGCTCTTAAATAATCAACATAATCAATAACAATTAAATCTGGTTTATGTTCCATATCTATACATTTCTGTATATGAGATTTTATAGTATTAACAGTTGCTCCTTTAGGTGGATATTCTTTTACTATAAGTTTACCTTTCAAGCCGTCAACTTTTTTCTGTACGTCTTTTCTATGGCTATTTACCTCATCTATAGAGTAACCTGTAAAGTAACAATCAAATCGTTTACCGACATAATCTTCTCCTAATTCTAAAGTATAATAATTAACGTTATAACCCATCTTTACTGCATGAGCAGCCATTGCTACACAAGTCCAACTTTTTCCACCTCCTGGGTTACCAAATACAATAGCTAAATCTCCTGGTCCAAAACCACCTTGTATACCTTCGTTAAGAACCGGCCAAGGAGTAGGTATAGTTGGTCTATAGTTCTCTCTATATCTACTTTCTATATCCTTATTATACTCATGTCCAATATTTTTATCCATACCAGCTTTCATAGCTTTCTCTACTACATTTCTGATACCGTCAAAATCACCTTCTTTAAGTAAATCAGCAGAATTAAGTATTGCTGCTTTCATTTCTTGATTCTTACAGAAGTTAGTAAACTCTTCTTGAACGTACTCTAAATCATCTTGGGAAGCAGCATAAGAATTTCTCAATTCCTCTTTTAATGCTACTTGAAGGATGTCGTTATCTAGTTTTTGAAGCTCTACTTTCAAAACATCCATAGTCACAGTAGTGTGGTAATTATCGAAATATCTCATAATTTCGTTAATAATCCACTTATGTGCATCTGAATCGAAGTAGTCTTCAGTTAAAACATCTCTTACGTTTAATAAGAACGTTTTATCTGTCAATAATGACCCTAAAACTTTTAATTGAAACCCCTTTCCGTATTGTTGTAAACTCTTTAATGTCATATTATAACCTTTATTTCAATATAGTTAATTTTAATTTAATAAGCAACTGTTTTAGTGTATATGTTTACTAAAAAAGCAGTTTATTTTACTGTTGTAAGCCCTCTAAAGTTCTCCAACCATCCTTCGGTATTTTTTGTAATACCTTCAATTTTATCCTGCTCTAACTGCCTTAGAAAAGCACCTGTTTGCAAGTCCGGAAGTGATGCTCTAAGAACATCCATAACATACTCTTTCTCTTTATCGTCTAAATCAGAGACATTCAAGTCCATAAGTTTAAAGTTGGTTTCAACTCTATCCCATTCCGTTATTATCTTAGGAAATATTTTCTTAAACTTTTTCTCTTCTAATTTTTCAGCACATATATCGTATACGTACTCTAGACTCATATTAGGTTCTTTAGCTAGTTTCGGAAACTCTGAAAGTATAGTTTTTATACCTAATCCTTTTACTCCTGCTAAATTATCGGAATTATCCCCTAATAACGCTTTAACTATGTTGTAATTCTCTGGTAATACCTTAAGTTCATCAAATATATTACTCTCAGTAAAGGTTTTCTTTTTTATTGGTGCATATACTTCTACAGTATCGTCCACTAACTGCAAAAAATCCTTATCTGATGAAATAATCGTACATTTTTTGACATTACTTACTGAAGCTCTTTTAGCAATATATGCTATTATATCATCTGCTTCTAATTTCTCCATCATTAACTGTTGTACTGGTAGGCAGTCTAGATAGTCTTGCGTTCTATGCAATTGTCCTATAAGAGCTTCCATTTCCTCCTGTTTACTGTCGTAAAGTCCCCAGTGTGTTATTCTACTGGTTGCTCTTTGAGCTTTGTAATTAGGGTCAATGTTCTTTCTATTAGCAGAACCTCCTTTACCGTCCCAAACTATAATTACTCTGGTAGGGTCAAATATTCTGGTAACATACCCTAAAGAGCGAAGGAAGCCCACCAGGCCTCCGATATGTGCGCCTGATGGGTTCATCGCCTTGAGAAGAGAGAAACTACGAATTAACATATTCATAGCATCTACGATCAAGATATGATCGTTCAACTCACGGGGTGGGGTCTCTTTTAAATTGTTAAGTATGTTTTCGTATGCCATTAATCTAGTAAATTAGGAGATATTGGTGTTTCTTCTAAATCTCCTTCTTCAATAAGATCAAAGTCTACAGATCCAACTAATTTTAGCCAGTGAGCTTTATGAGCATCTCTATACTTATCAATTGCTTTCTTATCATCTTCAATAAAGCCGTGTTGAGTCATTACAATTCTACCTCTAGACTGTACTCCTCCGATATGGTTTTTCTCTACTTGAACGTTAGTACGTTTAGCAAACTCAACTTGCATACCATTTTTAATTGCTTTAATTTTAGAAGTTCCTGGATTGGTGATATTACCAAAAGTAATTACTAGAGTAGCATCGTACCACATAGACATACCTCCTTTATTTTGCAATTTAGGTTGTCCCATAGGGTGTTCTGGTTTCATAGTCCAGACTTTATTAATAGCTACCATAGTATTTGTATATGGTGAATTCTCTTTTCTAGATAATAGAATCTTTTGGTTAAGATTATTACCAAATTGAGTAGACATCGCACCAGCATTCCATTCGTTGTTATTCTTATTAGAACGTACTGATAAGTCACAAGGTACAGATCCGATACTATCCCAGAAGAAACACATATCATAAGGTAAGTTACCTTTAGCTTGTTCGTCCATAAGATCAGCAATATAAACTGCTACATCTTCGATAGTATTTAATTGACCTCTATCTGCATATAGAAAATGTCCTTCGTAATCCGTAACATTGCCTTGCTCGTCTTTAGTTTCTTCAAACTGTAAGCCCATTTCTTTAGCATGATCCCAAGACCATTTCATCTCCGTAATGATGAAGACAGGCAGTATACCCATTTTTTGGGCATTGACTGCTGCTTCAATTAGAGCTGTTGTTTTTCCAGTATCACTATGTCCTCTCAGAAGAGTTATGTGACCAGTTGGAATACCGGGAAGAGAGGTAATGTCTTGAAAAGCTTTAGATAAAGGAATCCATCCTTGTTCTTTAAACTTTACGGAAGCATTCGAAAAACCTTTTTTCTTTTTAAAATTTCCTAAATTAAACGACTTCTGTACAGCAGCAGTCGCTCTTGCTTTTACTTCTTCTTTCTTTTTTGCCATGTTTATTCGTTAAATAGATCATCAAATTTACTTACTGTGTCTTTGTTGCCAGCCGTAGCTGTTTCCAAAGTAAAGTCCGTTTTTTGTTGACCTAAGCTTTCTGGCAGTTTATCTTTAGCAGGTGTTTCAGTCGTTTCGTCTCCTGAACCTGGGTTTAGATAATTTTGAAGTTGTTTTTTAATAAAGTCATAATCATATTGACTATGTACCTCTACTGGGTTAGGTTGAGTTTTTAACCAAGTATCCACTAAATCGTTATTATCTGATAAAGGAGTTTGTTTAGGTTTAATTCTAACTGTAGTTTCAGGGTAAGGGTTACCTTGAGCTTGTTCAACTACCATATCCCATCCGTTGATTACATCTGTAAAATCTCCGATGTCTTCATCTTCTGCTAAAGCTAATAAAGCTTTATAAATAGTAATTCCGAATCCCCAAAGTCGAACTCCTTTGTCCTCCTCTCCTCTAACGATTACTGGGGCAAATATCCTAGTTTTAGGACTGATTTTCCCTGATAGAGACCAGTTATCTTTATCATTCGTTTTTCTTAACTCTTTAACAAACTCTTCAATAGGGTCTTGCTTACCAAAGTTAGATAGTGCTACCATCGGATACTTTCCGATTCCGTAGTGAAATTTCAATTCCTTAAAAGGAAATGCAGGGTCAAAAGCAGACGGTACAATACGTAACGTTTGTTTGCCCAGTTGTGGTTTCCAAAAAATCTTGGAGTAGTCAGTCTTTTCTCTATCCTGACCGTTGTTGTTTAAGGCATCTAGTTTAGCCTTGATTGCATTAATATCCATATATAACTAATTTTTAAATGTATTACTCTATTAATATAAGAATAAAAAATCAATTATCCAACTCTATTATGTTAAATAATTTAGTATTTATCCTTTTTAATTCTGGTCCTTTGGTTAAAAGTACACAGTTTCTGTAATCCGCCCAATTTATTCTGTAAGAAGAGTCAAGCTGTCCGCCATTGAGCTGTTTTATGAGTGTATTAAGAGCATTGATTGTGTAGAGGGTATTTGTTTCTTTCTTTCTATGAACTAAGATAGTATTATCTAAGAAAGCTGAGACATTACCGAAATCAACGTTATAAGTACATATATATTCATCTTGACTTTTAGAATAAAGTACAAAGATCTTATTATATATAATCTTATATCTTTCCTGTATTGAAGTAAGGACGTTTTCTAAATTCTCTTGGGTCGAAAACGTACAGAACAATTTGTTACTCATATCACCACTTAAAAAAATGTCGTCGAAATCATAATCGACTGAAAAATCCGTATCTACTCGCATTTATTATAAATATAAACTGTTCTACAAAACTAAATTTTTATTGTACTTAAATTTAACTGGATATTTTTTACCGCTTTCTAATATATCTTTCAGTTCATTTAAAGTCTCTTTGCCGTCTTCTTTACTAAAATCAAATAAGATAGCATCATATGTATAAAGCGATATTTTAGTCTTTTTATTTCTTAAGTATCGCAGTACTTCTTTCAATATAAGAATATTATTTGAGGTTTCCAACGATTGCATCATATAATTCATTAGCTTAGCTGGATGAGTGTCTTTAAGGTTGGTAGTAAACGGTTTTCCAGATTGAGGATTACTCACTACTCCTATTTCTTTATAGACTGCCCACATGTTATCAATATATTCCTGTATTAATTTAAATATTTTTAAATTTTTATGTTCTTCTGGTATTTTACCGTATATGGCTTGAAAATTAATTTGTTTAGCTTCAATATACTGTTCATCTGTAATATCTTCAGTTCCAAAGTAATGTTTTGCTAGTTGCTTATGAGCAGACTCAGGGGTAAGTTCATATCCAATCTGATTACAAAGTAACCTAAGGTGATAACCATCAAAATCAAACTCAACAAAGTAATCATTG